GGCTGACCTGCAGCCACGACGACGGCGCAATCACGGTGGATCTGCTTAAGGCTGATGACTACCTGCCCGGGCCGGCCCCGTTGCTGTTCAGCGAGCCGGGGCAATGGGTGTTCTGGTGTGAAACCGAACTGAACATGCCGCGCCATGTGACGGGCGACCCGCACGTACTGCAGCTGTTCCGCCGGTGGTGCGCGTCGAACGTTACGGTAACGGAGATGCTGCAGGCGTGTGAGCTGGCTTCCCACGGTCAGCCGGACCTGAGCCCGACCAGCTTGCACCGGCACCTGCAGACTGTTCGCCGGCAGCGTCTGGAACAGGCCAAGGCCTGACCGTGGCGCGGCGCCGATATTCGCTGCAGCACTGCCGCTGCCGCAACCGCTCGTGTGGCAAGCGCTTCAAGGGTCATCCCGGCCTTACTGCCTGTCCGGCCTGTGGTGGCAAGAGTCGCCTTGATAAATGGGCTCAGTCGCGGCCCTGGCGCGCGCAGACGTGCCGTTGTGACGCCTATTCATACAACCACCGCCGAGGCGGCGGCCGCTGTGTCGGTCCGCGCATCTGGCCCGACTTGCCCGGATTGATCGGGCTGCCGTTCTAAGGGAGTGAGCAACGCATGATTTTGATTGGTTTGGCAGGCGGCAAGGCCGATGCACGCGCAGAAGTCGCCAAGCGCCTGGAGCAGTTCGGCGGCCGTCATCTGCTGCCTTTGCCTGGGCTTGATCCGAAAAACAGACACCCTGCAACGCGTGTTCGCTACCTGCAAGAGGCGCTGAACGGCGCGGAAAAGAACCGGGCCCTCGGCGGCCTGATCGCACACGACGTAACCACCCAGGCAGAAGCCGATGAAATCCGCCGGCGCGGTGGAGTGATCTGGCATGTCATGGGGCCGCCCTCGGAAAGCGTGGTGATGGAGCGTGACGACCCGAAGGTCACGGCAATGCAAGGCGGATGCCGTCACTTCCTCGACGCCATGGACGCATTTGCCGAGCACCTGTTGAGCATTGCGGCGGCGCACTGATGGCGCGGGCTGGGCTGGATGAGCTGCTTAAAGACTGGTCCGACTGGACCTATGGCGGCGCGGGCGGCCTTGGCGGCGGTTCGACCATCTTGGCTCGCTGGATGGTCAGCAAGGGCGATCTGATGTTTTCTGGCTCCGGCGGTTCTCGGGGCACCGGCGATGAGATTGAGCAGCAGATAGAAGCAGCCGTGCTGACCTTGGCCACCCAAGACCTCGAGAGCGCAGACGTGCTGCGTCTGGAGTTTGCCGCCGGCTGGTGGTTGGTGTGCGAGCGACGCGGGGCTGACTGGAGCAAATACGACCCGTGTGACGCGAGCCAGCTGGATCGGGCGCGGCTGCTGGGTTTCAGCTGGCGAACCTACAAGCGGCGCCTAGCGAAGGCACGCGACCATGTTGCACAAGCATTGAGAGACAACAGATGACCCCTGAACAGATTGGTGCCTTGGGCGCCTTTGTCGTGGCGATCGCGGATCACTACGACGCGCCCGGCCCAAGCCCTGAAAAGACTGCTGAGCATTACCAGTTGGCTCAGCGCGCAAGGCTTCTACGCGCCATTGTGTTGAACGACATTGATGCGAGTTGGCTCGCCCCTACAGCTGCCGAACTGCGTACCGACGCACACCTTTCCCAACACACCACCCCTGGAGCGAATCATGGCAGGTAAACCCAAGGCCAAGCCTGTAGTCACCGAAACATCAGCAGCCGATCAGGCGACCGGCGCCGCCACCGCAGTAGCCGTGCCGGCCGCTGTGGTCGCTGACCAGTCCGGGCAGCAAGATCAGCCTGTCGGCGTCGTCCCTTCGAGCGGCGGTGAAGCCCTAGCACAGTCTTCGATTACATCGGCCGTCGTGGTGGCTCACCAGGGGCTGCCGCAACTGGTCATCGAGCCCGAGTCGGGCGCGCCCCTGGAAATGGACGAGGACCAAGCGCTGGTCGGTGCTGATGCAAACCTGGCCATCATTGATGAACATGACTTCTCCACCGAGCCGTGGGAGGCCCTGCAGCGGGCCGCCTCGGACGTGATCCTGGAGCGCCTACGACAGGTGCATGGGGAAGGCTTCACATTCGAGCGTGACGACGGCCACGACAACGGCCAGCTCCCCCGTGCGGCCGCATGCTACCTGACCGCCCCGGCCGGCATGCCCAGCCGTCTGCGCACACTGCACTGGCCTTTCTCGCCGGAATGGCTCAAGCCCGGGCTGATGCGTGATGACCTGGTGAAGGCCGGCGCGCTGATCTTGGCTGAAATTGAACGCCTTGACCGCGCCGAGGCAGCGGCTTAAGACCCACCCATGCCCCACATTGCCACCCTTATGCGCAACGCATGCCCGTCTTTCTCATGGGTAGGGGGTGGCTACGTCCCGGACGTGGCCTGACGCTCTGATCGCTGTCTGGCCGCCACCTTGGAAGCCAGACAATGACCACCTGCAAGACCCATTACATCAAGTTCACCGACACCGAGCTGAAGCGCCTGGCTGAATCGTCCGTTATCCGTAACGTGCGTGACCATCGGTTCCCGGCGCTACTGTTCCGCTTCGGGCGCGATCGTTCCCGAGGTTCCTGGCACGTGGTGCGTCACGTCAACGGAAAAAGCCCGTCGAAGAAGCTTGCCAACTGGCCCGACGTACCCGCGAAAGCCGTCATCGAGCTGCTACCCAAGAAGCTGGCCGAACTGACTGCCGACCCTGATTCGATTGTGGGTGAATCCGGGTGGGTCACCTTGGGCGACCTGCTGCGCTGGCACCTCGACCGGGTAACCCGCGATCGCAGTAAGTCTGATGACTGGAAGGCCAATGTCCGCTCGCTGATAGCCTGCCAGTTGCTGCCCCGGGTTGGCTCGCTGCACTTCGTCCAGGTGAAGAAGTCGACCATTGACGATCAACTGATCTGGCCAATGCAGGAGGTGCGCAGCCTGGCCTACACCCGGCAGGCATTCGGCCTGGTCAAGACCGCCCTGAGTCGCGCGGTAAAGCTGGAATTGCTCAAGGCAAACCCGCTTTCCGAAATGGTGTTCAAAGACTCCATTGAAACGCCGGTGCGGCCAAAGCCTTGCGCGCTGCGCCCTGGACAAGTTCCTGTACTGATCGCGCGCTGGTGTGACGCGGGCGCGCTGCTGACGCCTGCCTGCATGCTGCCGCTGCTGATGCTGTGCCATGGCACTCGGATTGGTGAAACCCGTGAGGCCAAGTGGAGCAACATTGACCTGGTCGAAGACGGCGAGTGGTTTTTCCCGGCCGAAGACACCAAGACGGATCAGGCGCTTCGCCTGCCACTCACACGCCACACCCTGGCCCTGCTCATGGCCTATCGCGCCCAGCAAAAGCGCACCGGATATACCGGCATCTATCTGTTCCCCCGTGGCGATGGTGCGCCACTCACAGACAACCAAGGCCAAACCCTAATCGCGTCAATCTCGGGCGGGGAGTGGACCAGTCACGACCTGCGCAAGATCGCCCGCACCCTGTGGCTCGACCTCGGCGTCGACTACTTCATCGGTGAGCTGCTGCTGAACCATGACATTCCCGATCTGCAGGCGGCCTACATCCACACCCATGCAGAAGCCCTCAAACGCGACGCCCTGGAGCGGTGGCACGGGTGGTTGGAATCGAAGGGCCTCCCTTTTTTTGCGACCGAGACAGGGCCGAGACAGCCGGCAAACCGCATCGGCCTGCAACCCAATAACCACGCGGGCTAAAGCCCATTTTAGCAATCCGTCACAAAGGAGGATTTTAGGACATGCAAAGCGACCACGATAAACTGCCGGCAAGCCAATCCTGCGATCCGTTCGCGGAAATTGAGCGGGTTAACCGGGCGCTGCGAGAGTTTGGCCGGGTTATTGCCAGTGACAGCTTCGCGGCATCGTTTCAAAGCATGGGTTCGTATCGATCGGCGTTGCTTGCCAGGCTGGTGGAGGTGAACAAGTTGGCCGCGTCGAAGCCGGAGCCGCCGCCCACGGTTGAATGGCGTTGCGCTGGTGGCTGTGATCATCGGTGCCGCCATGAGCGATGAAGGCGTTACCCGTAACGCGAAAGTGAAGCCAGCAACGAGGCGGCAGCAGAAGCGCCGGGCAAGACTCAAGGCAACCAAGGCTAAAGAAGTCAGTTTCGAGACGACCGAAGCCATGTATGAGGTGCTGCAGCAGTCAATGGCGATTCGCTCTGGTACCGGCGAGCCGTACAACGTCACCGAGTACATGAATGCCCTGGTGCGTGAGGACGCAGCGCGACTGAAAGGGCAGATTGCCGACGCGAAGGCCTACCCATGCCGCCAGTGCGGCAAGGTGCTGCCGGAAGGCTGCAGCGGCGCGTTCAAGGGGGAACTGGCTTGCTTGCACACCCCGACTGCGTGGAAGTTCCTGATCCCTACGGTGGACGCCTGATGAATCGCTTGCGAAACGGTTGCGAAGCTTTAGGTGGCCCACTTGTGTAGATTCCGCTCTACCGTGCCGTAGTTGCGATCACGGACCGACAATCAAACGAACCACTAAGCCCTGGTAGCCACGCTGCCGGGGCTTTTTGCTATCTGGAGTGTGCGCGATGGATCGAATCAAACGGGCGAAGCTCGCAACGGTCGCCCTGCTGGTTGTGATCGTGGGCGCGTGCCAGCGGGTAAAGGCTGAGGGCGTCGAAAAGGTGCTGATGGTGCCCCCGGCAACCTACGCCGGCGCCACGTTGCTCGGCGTGCCCGTTACCAGCGTGACGCAGTGGGTAATGTGCCTTTATGCGGTATCGCTGTTCGCCTGGCACCTGAAAAGCAAGTGGTTCGGCAAATAGCCGGAGGACGAGTGATGAGGCTGCCGCGCGGATTGGTGCTGCCATTAGCGGCGGGCTTCATGCCCGTTCTGCTGGCCGTGGTGATGTTCTTTGAGGGCTGTAGGCTTGCCGCCTACCAAGATCAAGCCGGCGTGTGGACCATCTGCTATGGCCACACTGCCGGCGTTAAGCGCGGTGACGTTGCTACGCGGGCGCAGTGTGTTGCGTGGTTGAAAGAAGACCTGCAGCACGCCATCACGGCCGTTGACCGAAAGCTAAAGGCTGATGTGGGCTGGCTGTGCCGCGTCGCCAACGTTGATTTCGTTGTGCAGTACGGTGAAACCAAATACGGCAAGTCCACCTTGCTGTACCGCTTCAATGCCGGTGACAGACTTGGCGCGCCCGATGAGTTCCTGCGCTGGGTGTACGTCGATGGTAAGGATTGTCGGCTGGCCGCTTCCAAGTGCGGCGGGATCATCACGCGGCAGCAGCTGCGCCGCGAGCTGTGCATGGTGTCGCCGTGAAGATCAAGCGCTATCAGGTCCGCTTCAAAGACGGCCGGGTTAGCACCGTACTGGATATGGACGGTGACGACCCGGCCGTCGTCATTCCGGGAATCTACGCCCAGTTCGCTACGGGCTTCGTGATCGAGGTTATCCATGTCTCTTAACCCTTGGGTCGCAGGCGCGGCCGCATTGGTCGTTAGCTTGTCCCTGTGGCATGCGGACCATTCCGCCCTGGTGCGGGATTCCGCTCTGGCATCGCTTAGTGATTTGGAAGCCACCAATTCTGCGCTGGTTGGCCATTACAACCGCGTGAACACCGAGCTGTACAACCGAAACGAACTGGTCAGGCAGCTGGCCGCTATCAGTAGCGGTACCCAGCAGCTGCGCGATGCCTTGAAAGGGCAGGGCGATCAGATCAATCGCAGTCTTCTGGAGTTAAAACGCAATGACAAAGCCGTGGCGGATTACCTTGCCCTGCCTGTTCCTGTTGGTCTCGGCGTGCGGTACGCAAGGTCAGCAACCACCGACCCCCTCGCTTGGCGAGATGCCCCCGCAGCTGCAGGTGTGCACCCTGACGCCGTGCCCGCTCCCGGCGCGCCCGGTGGCGGTACTGACTGAGGATATCGACGCAGCCGTTACCGTAACGGAAGACGCGCTGTTGAGTTGCGCCACGCAGGTGCTGGATTGCATCAGAAAACAGGAGGCGGCGAGCCATGCCACCGAAGGCCAAGCGGCCGTGCCGCAAGCCGATGTGCCCGGCCAAGACGGATAGCAAGAGCGGCTATTGCGCCGCCCATGCGCCACTGGCTAGCGGTTGGAATCAGCCCGGTCGTGCCACTGCTGAGCAGCGTGGCTATGGCAGTGAGTGGCGAAAGCTGGCCAAGGCAGTGTTAGAGCGTGATCGCTACCTGTGTCAGTGCGAAGGCTGCGGCGGAAAACGGCTACCGGCCACCGAAGTTGACCACAAAACACCGAAAAGTCGCGGCGGAATGGACGATTTCGACAATCTGCAGGCGATAAACGCCGACTGCCACCGCCGGAAAACGCAGCGCGAGGCGCTGGATGCTCGCCGGCGATCGTGACGCGATCAGGCGCCGAAAAGTGGTCGAAAAATCACAAAATAGGGGGGTGGGGCAAAATCGCTGCAGCCTTCGACTCGCTGCACCGAACGCCCAGCCTTTCTCACGCAGCCGCGAAATTAAAAAAAATCGCATTTCAGAAAATCGGGAGGCCTGAGCGATGGGGAGACACGCCAAGCCCACGGCCCTCAAGGTGCTGCAGGGTAATCCGGGTAAGCGCGCCCTGAAAAAAGACGGGCCGGCGCCGGCGAAGCTGGAAGTCACGCCCGACCCGCCCGAGTGGCTGGGCGATTGGGCCACTGAGATGTGGCAGACGATCGCGCCATGGTTGACCCAGACCGGGATCATGACCCGCACCGACACCCACAACCTGGCGGTGTTCTGCGCGGCCTATGACCGCTGGCGTCAGGCCGAAGCCGACGTGGCCACCAAGGGCATCACCATCACCGACGCCAAGGGCGTGCTCAAGAAAAACCCGGCCTGCACTGTGATCAATGAGGCGCTGCGTCAGTTGGCCAGCTTTGGTGCAGCCCTCGGGCTGGACCCGGCTAGCCGTGCGCGTCTGATGGGCAGCGGCGGGCCGGAGAAACCCGAAAACCCGTTCCTGGTGCTTAAGGGAGGACGGGCCGCGAAGTGAGTTAGGACATGGCCAGCTACCCGAACGTAAACGAGGCGAACAAGTACGCCCGCGACGTGGTGGCAGGCAAGATCCCGGCAGGTAAGTACGTTCGCCGGGCTTGTGAATTCCACCTGGATGACCTGGCCAAGTCCAAAAAGCGGAATTTCCGCTGGAAGTTCGACCGCGACGCGGCCGAGCGGGTGGCCAACTTCATCCAGTTGCTGCCACACGCGAAGGGCAAGTGGGCGGCGCTGCGCGAGCTGATCGAGCTTGAGCCGTGGCAGCTGTTTATCTTCTGCAACATTTTTGGCTGGGTTGATAAAAAGACCGGCCGCCGGCGGTACCGCGAAGTCTATATCGAGGTGCCGCGCAAGAACGGCAAAAGCGTGTTGGCCGCCGGCGTTGGTTTGTACATGCTGGTTTTGGACGGTGAGTTCGGCGCCGAAGTGTACTGCGGCGCTACCACTGAGCGGCAGGCTTGGGAGGTGTTCAGGCCGGCGCGGCAGATGGTGCGCCGCACGCCTGAAC